CCAACTTCTCCAGATAGAAAATTCCATCATGCAAATGAGACAAACAAAACCTGTATCCGTATTTCTGCGTTCTTCTTACATGATCCCGCAGTCTTATCTCTTCACTTTTGTCTTGTACTTTGATTTTAATACTGTCTCCTTCTTTGATTGTGTATAAAATAGTTTGAATCTCTTCTTTTTTCATCTTATAAAATATTTTAACGGCAGCACCTATACTCACGCACCACTACTGCCTTATGTTTAACAATTAAATACTTAACTCTTCAATGGTCAAGCCTTTTTCTTTTGCCCACTTTAGCATCGCGCATAATTCTGTTTCTGACTTATATTTCGGATCACGCCACGCCCATCCGAATTTATCCAGGACATGATGATATAATTCGTCGGCCTTTGCCGTGTAAATGTCTTTGAATAAATGCTCCGAACCTTCTGGTATAAGCATCTCTGTTGTTGCAAAATCGGAATACGACAAACATCCGTAAGCATATTCTGTTATTTCACTCCACGCTTCTCCGGCTTTAAATCCAAATTCTTTTACAAAAGCCAAAGTTAGATACATATTTAATAATATTGTTACATCATATCCAGAATCCGACTTTCTTTCTATTATTTTCTTTTCAAATTCCTTTAAATCTTCAGGCCCTAAAAAGATGTATCCTGATACCGACCGATAATTAGCCTCCGCATACTTCTTGCATTTATCATCATTAATAATCTTACCAATGTTAGATAACATCTTTTGCCTCCATTCATCACAAAACTCTATCCTTACATCCATCCAATCAGTACCATAATTGCGATCTTTTGGATGTCCGACCGATATTACCTTTATGTTATTCACACCATATTCATAAAGGCGTTCGCCCACCTTATCCGCCCATTCCTGTACAAAAGGAATAAACTTATTGCAATAAGAATCAAAATCAAAATCTAATTCCTCCTCATATTCCGGCATCTCTTCATAATCTTGTTCAAAGAAATATCGAGGATCTGCTATTGTTTCATAGAAACTTACGTTAATAAAACAAAACTCGTTGGTTGTCGTTTTTAATATCATAACTTTTTGTATTTACGTACATTTTTCTTGCCATAGAATCTACACATGGCACGAATCTGACTATAAAATACTTTTGTCCTCCTGGCCTCAAAGTATTTAAACATTTCTTCATTCTTTGTTTCCCAAACGTAATCCGTTTGGGAACTCATGTGATTTTTGTCCTTGCGTGAATAATGGTAATATGATACCACAACACGTTTCGCGCCATTCCTTACAGGTACGATATTCACATCTATGTTATTATCTGTCATATTATTATTGTTTTATGTTATTTAATGGTAATACTGATCCCATTTATGTGTCAGATGATAATTAAACATTATATTTGCCCTGTCTTGCGACCTCGGAAGGGCATTTCCGAGTTGGAAAGTGCGGGTGATTCCAACGATTGTAAAACCGGGGGTTCCGTACGTTTGTATCCAAGAATCCCGTTTGCTTTAGCGATGGGAGTATGTCAAGCATTATACAAATACAAAGAGCGCATACCTTCACAGGCCGGCGCTCCTTTCAATAAAAATGAAAAAACTAACATTAACATAAAAATACGTTTTCTACTTCTTATGTTTTAATCTCTTAATGGCATCCTTTCTTGAGTATGCCATTACTTTAGTACCATTAATATCAAATTCTTTTTCTGTTCTGACAATCTTTTCTCTTCTATATGTAGATTGCATTCCTTTTCCCCTTTTAGTATTTAGCACAAAGGCATCATCTCCGCACATTGCAGCTAATATCATAGGGAGCAACAGACCTCTGTATTTCATATTTTTCCTCCGCAATTATTATATCTACCATATTCGTTTCTTCCATCATTCCGTATTTCAAAAATCATCTTCTTATGATCTTTGCCTGGTAACTTATCCTTAACAGCCGATATTACGCCCGCTATAGACGTGAATCCCGAATCTATTATTGAACACAGTAACACACCTCTGTCTGCGCCGGTGCTTATCGCTGACGCCTTTATAATATCATTCTTGTATATTCTCATAACTCTTTTGTTTTATTGTTTGTGAGATGCCCAGAATCGAACCAGAACCGACACATACATACCGGCACGCCGCGTCATCCCCTCTATGATACAGAAATAGGCATGCCTATCCTCACGAACCGACATGCCAAAACCCAAAACTTAATTTGATGAATAAAATAGATTAACAAAAATACTATTCTAATTCTTTTAGGTGATTATATACAACTTTACACCACAAATATAAGAAATTGTTTTTATATATAAATAATAATTCATACATTTGTGTCATGAGATTAGTCGAACAACATACAATCAAGCCAAGTTCTGTTTATTACAATGAACTTTATGATCTATTGCATAAGTGTAAAAACTTATACAACAAAGGATTGTATGTTGTTAGACAACACTACTTTCAATACAAAGATGATAATACTGTAAAGTATAAACACCTCAACTACTATTCTCTTGAAAAGAAGTTAAGGGCAGAAGATGATGTTGACTATCGTGCTTTACCAACACCAGTTGCTCAACAAGTGTTGATGGTGGTAGATAGAAACTTTAAATCGTTCTTTAATCTCCTTAATAAAAAGAATAGAGGTGAGTATTCCGAATTTGTTAGAATACCTGGGTATCTTAACAAAGACGGTTTGTTCCCTGCTGTTTTTACAACAATCGCTTTTTCTCAAAAATGGATAAAGCAAGGTATCGTCAAATTACCAAAACAGTTTTCCTTTACAACAAGAACCAATAAACAAAATATTCAACAACTTAGATTCGTTCCTAAGAATGGGTATATTGTTCTTGAAATAGTTTACAATAAGAAGGAAAAAGATCTTATGCCCGATAATGGGAACTACCTTGGTATCGACATAGGATTAGATAATTTAGCTTCTTGTGTTTCAAACAATGGCTCTTGTTTTATCATCAATGGTAGACCACTGAAGTCTATCAACCAATATTATAATAAAAGATTAGCATTCTTAAAATCTAAATTAAAAGATAACAAACAAATTTCAAAACAAATCAGGTCATTAACCAACAAAAGGAATAACAAGATCAAAGATTATCTTCATAAGGCAAGTAGGATATTGGTTAATCACGTAGTTTCCAATGGTATTAATACGATCATAATCGGTCATAACAAATGCTGGAAACAAGAGATCAATATCGGAAAACGTAATAATCAGAACTTTGTATCTATTCCTTTTAATGTTTTTATCTCAATGATATCTTATAAAGCAACATTAGAAGGTATTAATGTTAAGATCGTTGAAGAATCTTATACTTCAAAATGTAGCTTTTTGGATAATGAACGGATTTGCAAACATGAATCCTACAAAGGAAGAAGAATCAAACGAGGATTGTTTAAAACTTCGTTTGGTAGGATTATTAATGCTGATATCAATGGTGCTTTTAACATCATTAGAAAATCAGAAAAAGAATCCTTTGATGTAACGATGTTACCAGAAGGTAGAGGGTTTTGGTGGAACCCGGTACGGATTTCCGTATAAATATGTATTACTTTACGCTTTTGGTGTAAAGTAATACATGATCACCTTCTTTTATAATATCTTTCACAATATTCAGCCTTACCTCCTTCGTTTCTGGACTAATACAACCAAACCACCCATAAAACGTTCTTGTTTCCTCTGGTTCTGTGGCCATACTTATCTTCTCCTCCAATTCCGGGAAATATATTCTCACCATTTCGTCTGAACGAAACCCATAGATATTTTTATGTTTTTTGAAATACATAAACACTACATTTCTTAACGCAACACATATGTATTCCCCATCCTCTTGCCTATCAATCATCTCATATACCTTTTTCCATATGAATAATCGCTCTTCTTTTGTAAACATATCTCTCTTCATTTTTATGGTATTATTAGATTGTACGCAGACTTTTCCATGTACACAATATTATGCTCCTGTCCAAACATTTTCTTTGCCGCCTCTTTCTTTATCGCACAATATCTTCCTGTACGATACGGATTCTTTTGATCTGATCCATCCTCGACTTCGATAATAAAACAACCTCCATCATCTATTATCTTTTTGCAATTGTCACATACTTCGCCCGTGCATATATGATGCGGCGCCTGCCCCTTGATGTTATTCCCTAATAAAGCAATCCCCATCTCTTCGCCACATATCATGCAGACTTCTATAGACGGATTCAATCCGTGTTCTGGATGCAATTTAATGCCATCTTTCATTTTCTTTCCTCCTTTGTTTTTAATGTTGTGTGAGATCGCCGGAATCGAACCGACCTACCGCACCATGAATCCCATAAAGCAAGTGCTCCGATCTTCGCAGACGGGAGCACTCTGTTTAAAGCATAAGAAAATTAATGAAGAAATTTTTCTCACTTACGCCATAGCATCTAAAATAGCTATCAGCACTATTTCTATGACAAACATAATAGAAAATATCTTAAATGCCTTTTTCATATCGCTATCTCCTTCTTCTTTATGTTTATAGTTCTTCTATACAGGATCTCTCCGGTCGTAATATCCTGTGCACTTACACTAATACGAACACAGTCCTTTAACCAACTCGGTCTGTATTTAAGCAATTCTTTAGCACTCGTTCTTAATATCATCTCTTTGGCATCTGATACCGGCATAGACCTGTTGCTTATTAGCCTACTACTTTCCGAACCTATAGAAGATACCCAATTTATCCAAATATAATGTATTGTCCTTTCCATCTTTTTTCTTTTTACGTTCCACAATAAACTGTCCTGGCTCTGCTCCGACCTACGTTCCACCTACAACCGCAGGCCTTAGCCCAAGGCGCCGCCTACTCCCCCTCTATGGCAGCCTGTTCGTACCTACAAAGCCAGTCTCCATCTACACTAACACTACGCGATAATAAACATTTATTCTTTTAACAATCATTAAAAATACACCCCTCACAACTGTAATCCTTAACTTCTTCACAGCTAACTACCTTAGCATATACTATACCATCACCGTCTTCTATTCCTTTTACCCCAAAAATAGAACCTTCTTCCTCCTTACTCAAATCTAAGTCAGGCGCAAAATCATATACGTTCATGTTGTTCATATTTTAATTGCTTACTACCAGCCTATGGAATGATGTTTTAAAACGCTATCATACTTTATTTTGTTGGAAAACCTATTTAAAACACTGATAGTCTTAATTTTGTTGGAAAACCTACAGAATACTGTTTTAAAACGCTGATAGTCTTATTTAAAACGCTGATAGTCTTATTTAAAACGCTGATAGTCTTAATTTTGTTGGTAGG